GGACTGAAAATCCTTGTGTCCCTGGTTCGATTCCCGGTGGCACCACACAGAAAACCAGTCACTTACAGCCCTGTAGGTGACTGGTTTGTTTTTAGTCGGGCACACAATTTAGACACAAACCCAATCTAATTTCCCATTGCGGGATACCTCTCCTTCTTGCACTATTTTTCGCACTTTTTGGAATGAATCATTTCAATAAAGCTATTTTCCGACAGTGAGAATTGCTCTCCTCTTTTTTTAACGAATTTTTCCTTAAAATAATTTGCATAATGTGCCGAACATACTGACTTTTGTCGCAGAGGCTGTGAAGTCGCAGCCCACCAGTTGCAGAACGATATAACCTTCATGTAATTGTTAGTGGGTCTGTTGGCGTCGGCTGACAGACCTTTTTTGTGCGAATATGATGATTTATTCGAAACCATATAGAACGAAAAAACATGAAAGAGAAAATTCTCGTAGCGCTGAAAACCAAGTATTCTAATTTGGGGTTCGGAGCGAAGGCTCTCGACGGAGTAGCCTCCATTTTGGAAAAATCCGTCACCGATGAATCGCAAATTGAAACCGCAGTCAGCGGGGTCGAACCTTTCCTTAAAGTTTTCCAGTCTGACGCTGATCGTGCACGCACCGAGTACAACGCACTGAAAGGACTGTATGACGAACTCAAGGCAAAGAGTGAGGCATCTCCTGCAAATGGGGGCGGGCAGGGCAAAAAAAACGAACCCGACGATGAGGAACCTGCGTGGTTCAAAGCCTACAAGAAGCAACAGGAGGAGCGTTACAACGCCATCAAAGCGGAGAGCGATACTCTGAAAGCTGAAAAGGCCAAGAACGACCGGGCCAATCTCATCTCCGCAAAGGCAAAAGAACTCGGTATTCCGGAGTGGCGCATGAAAGAGGGATTCGTCATCGCCGACGATGCAGATGAAAAAACGATCGGCGACTACCTCGCAAACGTGCAGAAAAATCTGGTTACCGCAGGGCTGGAAGGGAAAGGTTCGGGATTCCCGATGTCCACGCCCGAAGCGCAGGGCAAAGAACTCGCAAAGGCGTGGGCTGAAACACTTCCGGACAAAGAGTAACCAAAACGTAAAATCATGGCAATCGTATTTGAAAAAACAAAAGTAAAGGGCGGTTTCCCCATATTCTGGCGCGGTGAGTTCGCCGTATTGCCGGGGGACTTCAAACTGAAGGGAACCTATCCCGAAGGGACAAAGATTCCCAAAGGTACGCCGATCAAGCTCGACTTCGACAACATGGAATGTTCCATATGCAAGAGTGCACGTGTTCTGTCGGGCGGCACAACCACTGCTCCACATGTCAAGAAGGGTTCCATGCTCCAAGTAGGAGATGCGGTTAAGGTCGGCGAGTCAAATTCGACCGTAAAAAGCATTGATACCAAAAATGCAGATTACGATGTGATCACGTTCGCAGCGGCCGTAACGGGTGCGACTGAAGGCGTAGATGTCCTCTCGGACGACAATCTGCCTGATGCAGTTGTCGAAACCGACATGGTCTATTCCGCCAATAACGGATTCCAGACCGTATCGGCCGGATATGCAGGTATCATCCTCAAGGATGTAGCCTATCCCGTCCCTGCTGCATGGCTTCAGGGTTACAGCCTGAAGAACAACCCCGAAATCAAGTATGTACGACAGTAAAAGAGGAGGTAAACAATGAACGAAGTATTTTATTCATCCATTTTCGGCGAACTGACTAAACAGGTGCAGATTCGCATCGATGCCGCCTCTGAACTGCGTAAGCGGCTATTCGACCAAAATATTTACGAGCGATTCCTCGACTGGGACACCCCCACCGTCGGACTGAACTTCGAGGAGTTGATCGGCTCGTACAATTTGAGCGTCGCCGCTGCAACGCTCGACTCCAAAGGTAAGGAGCCTATCATGGGAACCGAGGGACTGGAAACGATCAAGCAGAAGGTATTAACCCACCAGATGTCTTATTCGATGCCTATCGAAGAGTATCGTAAGGTGTTGCAGATTCTCGATTCGCGGATGCTGTCCGATTCGGCCAAGACACAGCAGCTCATCAATCTGATGTGGAACAATGTTACGAAGGTCGTGAACTCCGTGCAATCGAAACTGGACATCATCTTCCTCGGAGCATTGTCGAACAAAGGCGTATTCACGTTTGACGCGTCCAATAACCCAGAGGGTGGTGTGCGCGGTACGATCGACTACAAAATGCCGAGCGAGAACATTGCCACCGCGAAAACGTTATGGACGGATGGCAATAAAGATACGGTCGATACGCTGGAGGATATTCAAGCCATCCTCGATGCTGCACAGGACAAAGTTACGTTCGACCGCATTCTGCTCTCGCAGAAACGCCTGTCGTATATCCTCCGCAACAAGAAGATGAAGTTGGCGGTATTCGGTAGTGACAAGTCGTCCACACCGCTGTTGCTGGCGAACCTGAACGAGTTTATGCGTTCGAACGGATTCCCGACATTCGAAGTCATCCGCCGCATGACCCGTATTCAGGATAACGGTAAACTTACGGAGTATTCGCCGTGGAACGACAAGAACCTCGTGTTCGTACCTGCGGGCAAACTGGGCGTCATCAAGAACGCCTATGCCGACAACGAGCTGCGGCAAGAGCCGGGTGTCACCTACTCTAACTACGGACGCATCCGCATTTCACAGTGGGGCAAGGGCGAAACCGACAACTCTAACGGCGTAGAGTTCACGAAAGCACAGTCGCTGTCACTTCCGGTTATCACCGAAATCAACGGCATCTATTCGCTGACCGTAGAATCGTAGTTGTATGAAGAATTTCGAGGCAATATCGGCAAGTCTGTATCCTTACGATGTGGATCCTTTCCTCAAAGAAAAGGCCTGCATTGACGAGGGAATAGACACTCAAGCAGACTATACGGTAACCGATAAAATTAGCGTGGCAAAAGCCACAATCGCCATTCTGCGAAATCTCATTGTTCTTGCGAGTGAGAGCAACGGGGGCTATTCATTGTCGTACACGGACAAACTGGAAAAGCGCATTTTCCATATCGCAAAGGAAAACGGGCTGGACGATATTGCCGAAGAGTTCGATACTCGATCGAAAATTACCGACATTTCCGACCAATGGTAAGATTCCCCTATACGCTCGAAATGTGGTACGAGGAGGACGCCTCGCAAAATCCTGATGGTTCGTGGATCGAAGGTGCGCATGAATGGCGTGTCATCGGACGATGCAATGCCCGTCAGAATGGACGAGCACAGCAAATCAAAGGGCAAAACGGGGATGCCTTCCTCTACTCTTTCGAGGTTACGATGCCTGCAGATACACAGCCAATTCCTATCGGGACGAAAGTACGCATATTCGACAGCCGAGGATTCAACATCTTCGACCGTTCGCTCCGCACTGAGGCCAAACCGAAAGACAAGGACACGGCGTCGTATCCGGTACAGGGATTCTACAAAAGCGGACAACGTTACGAAAACACGAGATTATGGCTGTAAAGTGTACCAACTGGCGTGAGGTGGAACTTGAATTTGCGCGAGCAAAAGAAGAGTACGACCGAAAAGCTGTAGAATGGTTGTCGGCGTTGGGGGAAAGAGTGGTGAAGTACGCCCGCGAACACGGTAGTTATACCGATCACACGGGTAACCTACGCAACTCCATCGGGTATGTTGTGGTACAATACGGAAGAATCATTGCTGAATCTTTCAAGTATAACCGCCGTGTCAGACCGGACGGCAATCCTAAAGGGAACAAAGGTGCCGATGAAGCTCATGCCAAAGGGCTTGAACATGCCCGGTCTGTCGCCCGTGAACTTCCCGCTAACAAAACATATCTCGTATGGGTAGCCGGTATGGAATACGCGAAATATGTCGAGGCTAAAGGTTTCGACGTTCTCGAAGGGTCGGGAAACTGGGTGGAATCTACTGCTGAAAAACTCAAAGCGGAGTTCGCTCGATTCTTAAAATCGAAAAAGCGATGAACCTGACCTCTACGGAAATATTCAAACTCGTCTGGGATCGCATCCGGGATTCGCTGTTAGGGAAGACCGTGCCGATGATGTATGCGGACCACTACCCGAATAATCCTTCGGGAGAATTTATCGTCGTAGGCTCATTGTCAAATGTCGTCGGAGATTCGCAGGTGGCAACCGTAAATGTAAACATTTATGTACCGGACACAACACCGACAATCGGTCGTGAAGAGCAACGCTACCCCGATCGCAACCGTCTGAACGAACTAACTCGTCTCGCTTTCGATTCACTAGGATACTACCCTATCAACGAACGCTGGTTCTTTGATGTGAGCGATGAAACTCTTATTAGTGAGGAGGGGATCTCCTACACATTTTCAAACCTCAAAGTAAAACTTAAAAAATATTAAACATGGGACAAATAATCGGACTGAAAGCCGTTCATGCAGGTAATCCTCTCCCGAAAGGAGTAAAAGACGCTGAGGCTGCCGACTTAATGAAGGCTTTCACCAAAATCAGTCAGCCTTATAATGGTGGTGTTTCCACCAATTTCGCGATACCTTCCAGTAATGATTTTTATCGGGAAGGAGAAGCAGACCCATTTTACTCTGCAATCGACGAAACGACAGGCACAAAAGAAGTTACTTGGAATGTCGTAGATTTTGACGACGACACGATGGAATTTTACTTCGGAACTACAGAACCTGCAAAAGGCGAGATTTACGAAGGAGTAAAAGCATTCGTATTCGATTCCAAAAGTGGAGGCTCCATCGCTTTTGCAAGGTTAAAATATGTAGCGACATTGGGTGGTGGAATCAATAAAACCGACCCGCTCCAAATTCAAGTATCTGCGAAAGTTTTAGCTCCGGAACAAGGTGGTTATTCCTGGTGGCCGATTACAACTCCGGAATATACCAAGAGCGTTTTGTAAATTCTCTATCCCGCTGGAAAGCTGACGACTTGCATCACGTCTCGAGGACGGGGCGGGAGCAAAAACAATAGTTTATAATATGAAAAAAGAAGAAGTCGGCCGCCTTACAGAACAACGTGCACTTGACACACTGACTGAAAAAATTGAATCGTTCGAGATTGAAGGCAATGACAAAGAACAAATAACCCTTTACCTATACCCCCTCCAACTCGGACGACTCGCGATGATAAGTCGCCGACTAATAGACCTTGATCTGATTTTCGACGACGAACAGATGGAGGGTGCTGTTAAACGTATGTGGACCATATGCTCCGAAAAATCAAAAGAGGTGGCCGAAATAATCGCTATCGCCACACTTCGGACGCAACAAGAAATCGAAGATATGCTAAAAGAGCGGACAAAACTTATATACTGGTCCCCTACAATGGATACAACAGCTCTTACAAACATTTTGTCCACCATCGTATTTCAATCCTACTACGCGGATTTTATGAACGCTATTCGCTTGGTAAGAACGCTGCGGGTAATGATTTCCCCAACGACAACAGCGGAGCGGATAGCCACTACGGAGGGCGCAGTATCTGGGGACAAATAGATAATCTTATAAACCGCTATCATTGGACTCTTGAATATATTCTTTGGGGGATTTCATGGGCTAACGTACAGCTTATGATTTCCGACGCTCTAAAAACGGATTGTAAAAGTAAATCAACAACTAATATTCCCAACAATGAACAATCAAAAGTTCCCGATATAATTGACATGAACGATCCTAATGCAATGAACACACTTCTTCTGATGGCAGGAGGCAAACGATAACAAACGAAATAATTTATATGCTTGACAACATCCTAAAATCCGCGTCCGCACTCGGCGCCTGCGAACGACTGGACAAAGTGAAAAATTTTCACTCCCTGACCTCTCTGTTTTTTACGCCACAAGGACTTGAATTTTGCCATAAAAACAATTTCCCTCCGCTGGGAATATTTCAAGCTCACAAAAACGAAGTGAGTGATTGCAACATGTATGTGGATTGCGGATGCATAAGGCTCGACAAGCGAAAATACATTTGCTTAGTCGGCGATACGTCGGCTGAAATAGAAGCCTCGGGAGTAGATTTCGTCCACACTGTCATTCTTATGCATGGAGCCTCGGCCACAATCAACGCTTCGAATTATGCCGTAATAAAAGTCGTGAACATCAGCGGATCAAAGGTAGAAATCAATAAAGATAAAACCGTCATCGTATTATGAGTATAAACCTTACCGTAGTCATAGATAACGATGAAGCAATTCGCAAGTTCCGTGAACTTCAGAAAACGGCCAAAACCGTAACGTCCAGTGTCGTGACGGATGCCGACCGTATGGATATTGCAATGCGTCGCCTGGCTACCACTCTCGGACAAATCGGCGTCGGAGTGTCGCTTGCGGGGCTGGTGAAACAAATCGCGCGAACTCGTGGCGAGTTTCAACAGCTCGAAGTGGCCTTCACAACTCTGCTCCAAAGCAAGGAAAAGGCCGATGCGTTGATGTCACAAATGGTCGAACTGGCTGCCAAAACGCCGTTTGACCTGCAAGGCGTGTCCAGCGGTGCCCGCCAGCTTCTCGCATATGGATTCGCAGCAGAGGATATTACCGACACACTGACTCGGCTCGGTAATGTTGCGGCCGGTCTGGGACTGAACCTGCAAGACCTCACGTGGTTGTACGGCACGACGGCCGTACAGGGGCGTTTATACACGCGTGACGTAATGCAGTTCCAAAGCCGAGGCATCGACCTCGCGGGAGAGTTGGCAACGCAACTCGGCAAGACCCGCGCGGAAATCTCACAGATGGTCACGGAAGGCAAAATAGGCTTTCCAGAGGTGCAGAAGGCTATTGAAAGCATGACGAACGAGGGCGGGAAGTTCCACAACCTGATGCAGGAGCAATCCAAAACCATTACGGGCCTCATCTCCAATCTCGGCGATGCTCTCGACATGATGTTCAACGACCTCGGCAAATCGCAGGAAGGCGTCATCACGGGTGTGCTCAAGGGTACGATTTCACTTGTCGAGAATTACCAAAAGGTATTGGATATTCTAATTCCGTTGGTATCGGCATACGGTGCCTACAAAGCAACATTGATCTTGACCGCAGCGGCACAAAAAATAGTTGTAACCGCAGCAAATATCAAAGCATTTTTTGATTTGGCGAAAGGTATAACCGCCGCAAAGGATGCACAGTTGTTATTTAATACGGCGTTTAATGCTAATCCGCTCGGGTTGGCTTTGAGTGTCCTTACCGCTATTGGGATCGCCGTATGGAAATATTCAGACGGGATATATAGCGCGGCAAAATCCCAAAAGCAGCTGAATGACAGTATAGCCGAAGCGGCAAGTTCTGCGGCAGTAGAACAATCGGAGTTAGGCAGGCTTAAAGGGAAATTACAAGCGGCAAAGGAGGGAACGGAAGAATATAACAAAATTCGTAACGAAATAATAGAAAAATTCGGTAAATATGACGCCGGACTAAAAGCCGAAACACTTACGGTTGAAACTCTCGCTCAAAAATATAACAGTCTTACTGATGCAATATTGCAATCTTATAACGCTCGTCAATACGAAAAATTCTCACGGGAGCAGACTGATTTGTTCGAGCAAACGGCAACCAAAAGCTATGACAAAATTTTCAACAAACTTATAAAAAAATACGGCGATGAATTGGGTACGCAGTATGGCGTTGAATTACAAAAAGCCATAAGCGACGGTTCGATAAAAGTTCTTCAAAATTCGGCGGGGATATTACGTATAAGTGGATTGAAAGATTTTGAAGCAACAATAGGCGGAGCATTGGGGCTAACAACCCAATTTGAAGTATATACGGGACGTGTCGCAAAACTTATAGCGAATATAGTTGAAGCACAAGAGGTACTGCGTGAAACAGATGATTTGGCCCGCAAACGATTCGGTATTACAGCTCCAACACCCCAAAGTTCTACAAATACCGAAACACCAGAACAGCCCCAAGAAGTACGCAACAAATCCTATTGGGAAGGACAGAAGAAGGAGGCGGAGGCAGCTCTCGAAGCGATGGACGTTTCATTGAAAGGGACAGCGAAATGGAATGAGCTGATCGCCAAAATCGCCGAATACGATTCGAAAATTAAACAATACAGCGTTTCGGGCAAAACGGTGACGGATGCCGCCAAAGCCCAGAAAAAGCTATCCGATCTTATTCTCGCCAATGATAAAGCCCTTCAGCAATCGCGCATCGATATTTTGAAAGATGGCAAGCAGAAAGAGCTGGCCGAAATAGACTTGCGCACAAAAGAGGAAATGAACAAACTCGAGCAGGATAAATCGAAACTTAAAGCCGCGCAGGGTGGAATCATAACTGCAGATCAAACAAAATATTTTCAGGAAAGGCAATCGAATATTCAGCAAAAAAATGCCGATGACCGAGCTGCCATAGAACTGAAATACGCCCAAGAGCTTGACAAGATATACAAGCAGATCACCGATGACACGCTCTCGGAAGAAGATCGCCGCATCAAAGGCATAAAAGACAAATACGAGGAGTTCCGCAAGTGGGTAGAAGATGCTCTGAAGGCTGGAAATATCACCAAAGAGCAAGCGACCGATTTGGGTATCAAGATCGACCAAGCGGAAATTGCGGCCAGCCTAAATACCATTGTCGAGAAATACGGTACGATGGAGGATAAGATTGCCAAGATACGCGAGAAACACGCCAAAGACAGGGAAACAGCAACAAAGAACGGCCGCTCCGACCTTATTCCTCAAATCGACAAACATGAAACAGAGGAAATCGGACAAATCAAGGTGGACGAACTGATGAAAACCGATGACTGGATTAATCTGTTCCAAAACCTCGACGCCTTGTCGAGCCGTGAGATATTGCGTATTATTGACAACATAAACAGACTGCTCCAAGATGCCGACCTCGACCCTATCAATCTGAAAACAGTAACCGATCAACTTGACCAAGCAGCAGATATAGCCACTCGGAAGAATCCATTCGCAAGTATTTCGGCAAACTTCAAGGCTTATAAAAAGGCACTTGCAGATGGGGATGATCTTCGAGCTGTAAAGCTACGTGAAGATGCCTGGCAAGCAGTAGCGGAGGCAATTGACATCGTTGCTGCATCGATAAGCGGTGTGTCTTCTATTGCGTCAGCATTGGGAGCAGATGAAGACACGACGGCCTCCATTAACAACATTGCAGGTGCTGTAGGCGGAGCAGCACAAGCTGTGAGTGGATTCGCATCTGGAAATATTGTTCAAGGCATTCAAGGAACTGTGTCGGCTATCACCAGCCTGATAAACCTTTTCAGCGGAGATCGACGAAAAGAACGTAACATTCAGCGCTTACAAGATCAAATTGATGCTCTCGAAAAATCATATGATGAACTCGGGGAGGCCGTTGAAGAGGCATACTCTACAGATGCTTCTGAACTTATCGAACAACAAAATGAATTACTCGAACAGCAAAAAATATTGATACAAAATCAAATAGCAGAAGAGCGTAGTAAAAAAGACACGGATGAAGAACGAATCAAAGAATGGGAAAATCAAATTGATGAGATAAATAAACAAATAGAAGAAAATAAGGAAAAGGCCTTAGATGCAATTTTTGGCGAAGATCTAAAATCTGCAATTGATAATTTCGCAACAGCTTACGCCGATGCATGGGCAAACGGGGAAGATCGGGCAAGAACCGCACGAGATGTGGTTCGGAATATGATGCGTCAAATGGTAATAGAAAGTATTAAATCTGCCATACAATCTTCCGAAGCCATGAAGAAAATTCGCGAGAAATTGCAAGAGTTCTGGTTAGATGGGGTATTTTCAGCCGAGGAACAAGAGGAGGCCTATAAAATGGCTGATGACTTACAAAAATATTTAGATGATAAATATGGATGGGCAGGTTCTCTGCTATCCGACAATCAGGCATCTACCCAGAATGCTACTTCACGCGGTTTTCAGGCAATGTCCCAAGACACAAGCGACGAACTCAACGGTCGCTTTACTGACATGCAAGGTAAAATGAACATCCTTGTCAATGGTATGGAGCTGCTTCGATCGATCAATATGGATACGCGTAATGTGACTTTCGACATCCGAGATATTATGATTCAATTGAATGGTAATGTCGCAGATATTCGAACATACACCCGCATATTGCCTGCAATGGGCGAAACTCTTGTTGCAATAAATCGAAAACTTGATAACCTATAAAACATGCCAACAACAGAAGTAACTATAAATAACAAACCGTTATCTACAATGGGAGTTGCCATGCTTTCAGGAGCATATGCAGCCCTCCTTACACCTCCATCTCTCAAAGAATTTGTCGAAAATGACGATCCAACACAAAACGGAATAGATATTATTGTTCCGGATTCACCGGTTGTAAATGAACGTGACGTAACATTGACATTTTTGATCAAAGGAACATCACAAGAGGCATTTTTATCTAACTATGCTGCTTTTGTTGCAGAATTACACAAAGGAACCGTAACACTATATGTCCCGGATTTAGGCAATACGTATAATCTTTTATATAGCAACAGCACTCAATTTGAAAATTATCGATTGAATGCCTGTAAATTAGCAGTGAAATTCCGAGAACCCAACCCCGCAGATCGGGCGGCACGCGAATAGGAAAGGCCGGGAATCTATCCCAGCCTTTTACTCGCTTCTGCTATTCATCGTAAAATGATGCGTTAGCCCCTCCCCATCCTTATCAAATCAATTGCAGTTCTTCTCCAATCTTACGAATTTCGCTCTTTATCATTTCCATACGTTAGGACAATAAACGTGTATTCGGCTACGTTTTCATAGTGCAACTAAAAAGTTGGCAAAAAATTTGCACCTCGAAAAAACGTGTATTATATTTGCATCATATAATGAAATATAGACGTACGGGTCTATCCGTAACCACGAATATCGAACATAAAGGATACAATAAGACCGTCATAATATTACATGGCGGTCTTTTTATTTATTGACAATATAAAAAACTTACGTTTATGAAAAAATTTCATTCGGCTCTTTTTGACTTTTGTTGGTTCCCTAATTATGACGCATCTATTGAATATCTTGCGAATAATATAGCAGATCCGGAACCATGGGATTTCTCAGATGCTACGCAAGCCAAATATTCCATTTTGAAAAGTTATATCGAACATACTTTCCGCAAAATTAAATCTGAAAATAAAATATCCTTTTCTTTTGATAACAATTTTGCATGTTTCAATACTGGACTTGTAACTGCAAATTTGGAAAGCATATTTGCTCTTGCTGAACGCAACAATAGGCCAGATGTAGCCGAGAAAGGTTTATCGCCTTATGTTTTCAAGGCATTTGTCAGGGAAAGCGATATTCAGCTAATTAGCAAATTCGGCGATAATATTCCGGACATTGCTGATTTTTTCCAGAAACCCGAGGATTTGATTTTCAATCCTCAATGCAGGGTAGTCCCTCAAATCGACTATATCATTGCGGACAACATGGACAGATTTCCTGCACACATGCAAGGGCTGAGTTCAGACGAAATGCGCAGAAGACTCGTTGGCGCGATTAATGAAGCCCAAAAAAAAGCAAGGTCAAATTACAAAATAGCTGTCCCCCAGTATTACGAAGGGAAAATACAACTTCTGTTGCCCTTATGCCTTACCCCTGGATCACCCAATCCGGATTTAGCTTTAGCCACGCATAAAATAGGGAATAATACCTATACAGCGCGCACATGCTTAACATTGAAGATGGCATATAACAACGCTCGTCTAATCGTTAAGCCGCAAAGTTCATGGCTTAAACCTTAAAATACGGATGGAAGCAACCCCCTCTTGCCCCGGTCAAAAGACCGGGGCGTTTTTCTGTATTTTTTCTTAAAATTACTTGCATAATGTGCCGAAACCCCACACTTTTGTATCGACCCTGTGATGGCACAGGATACATATATCGACGAAATGACAATATACAACCCTTCCGGTAAAGCGATATACGATGCGCCCGTAACAACGAGTGCCATTATCAAATACGCACTTATGGGGGATTATTACATCGAACTCCCCTTTAGTTTGCTTACCCCGCTGGATTTCCCCCTCGGATCATACATCACCTACAAAGGCCGCAAATTCGAAATCATGTCGGAGGTTTATCCGGATTTCGACAACAAAACCGGCGGCTACAAATACACGCTTCAGTTCCAGGCGCAGCAAAACCACATGAAAAATTTCATCTGCTTCTGGCTGGGAGGCGATAATCCTGAAGCTGTATTCCACAACACGACAGACTTGGCATCCTTCGGGGCGCTCATCGTCGCCAACATGAACAAGGCACTGGGAGGAAACAACTGGCAGATGGGAAGTGTAAATGTCGAACATCCGGAAACCAACAAGCTCGTATCGTTCAATGGCGATACCTGTTGGGATGCCTTATCATCCATTGCCGAGACTTTCGATGTCGAATGGTGGACCGAGGAGAACGGCAGTATCGTAACCCTGCATTTCGGAAAACTGAACTTCGGAACGCCGGAAACATTCAAACGCGGAGAAGTCGTCAAAAGCATCCCGGCCAAGAAAGGGGACGATTCCGAATACGGGACCCGTTTCTATGTATTCGGCTCCACGCGCAACCTGACGAAAGAATACGGACAATCCGAACAGGGCGGCGTAACGAACCACGTTTCCGAAGTCCGGTTACGGCTTCCGGATGGGCAGCAATACATAGACGCACGTCCCGGACTTACAAAAAACGAAATCAAGGAAGTCGTAGTGTTTTTCGACGACATCTACCCGAAGAACACGGAAACCGTCACTTCGGTAGAAACTATCGATCGGACAATCATTGAAGGGCAGACCGACAAGGCATACGTCATGGTATGCAACGACACGCCATTTCTACCTTCAGACGTAATCGAAGGAGAAACGCTGGGGGCACATTTTACGAGCGGCGATTTGATCGGCTGGGATTTCGAACTCGCCCTTATCGACGACAATGGCGACAATATCGACCCCGCGACCTGGAAACCCGAAGACGGATTCAACAAGAAATTTGAAATCATCGCCCAAGTCGAAACGTCCGGCGAAAGTCAGCAGATTATACCGAATGAAAACATGCGTCCTCGTGGAAAAGATGATGACCGAGGGCCTGACACTTTCGTACTCACAGGCGTCAAACTCCCCCAGCAACGCATAGACGAAGCAGAACAAGAACTTCTTAATGCCGGCACTTCCTATGCTGCCAAACATAGCAGCGACACGACAGTCTATGACTGTGAAACGAATCCCGTGTATTGTACACACAACGAAAAAAACTACGAAGCAGGACAGGCTGTACGATTAATGGGTCCTCAATTCGGTATAGACGGTCGTCTTTCCCGGATTCAAGGTTATGAAAAAAAACTATACAACGAGTACATCGCAACCTATACGGTAGGCGACAATACACCTTATTCCCGCCTGGGCAGTATTGAATCGGACGTGAAAGCATCGCTCTATTCCCAACGTATAGGCATTGCGGAGAATGGAGCGGCTATATATCTAATCACCCGATACGATAATACTTTTCCGACCGATACAAATGCTTATTCTGCACGAAGGGCAATATGGGAGTTTGCCAACAAGCAGGCACCCGATACGTTCAAGGGTAGAATGACTTTCAACGCAGGGGCACAATTTGGACCATCATATGCCTCCGGTATTACCGGAGTGGGCGGGTTTATAAATGAAAAAGGCGCCGGCGAGCTGGAGAGCCTCTTCATCCGCCGTTTTCTGGAGGTTCCGGAGCTTCGGTACAACCGCGTGGGCATCAGCGTCGGGGACGACTGGAGCGCTCCGGGCGCCGGGGTGATCGAGAGCGTGGACAAGGATCAGAAGCTCGTAACGCTCAAACTCGAAGAGGGCGAGATCGGCGCCGTAGCTGTCGGGGATATCTGCATGGGTATCTTCCACGACTTCGACCCGTCGAACAATGCGACGGCAGATTCCGACGACGGCCGAGGCAACCGCACTTTCGCAGGCTTCGCCACGGTCTATTTCCGTATTACGGAAGTCCTGGGCGACCGCAACGAGCGGTTCCGCTACGAGCTGCGCCCCCTGTCGGCCACCTTTACCAAACAGCTCGACCCGATGGAATCGATGACCTTCGTGGCCTACGGCTCGTTCACGAATCCCGCCCGGCGGAGCTCGCGCTACTCGACGCGCACCTACCAGCGCTATCTTCGCAATGTCAGCGACTGGGAGTTCACGGCCGAAAATATCGCCGCGCAGTTCGGCGACCTTACGAACCTCTCCGTCTTCGGGATCCAGATGTCGGGCTATTCGGCCTATCTGGATAATATCTACCTGCAAGGTATGGTCAGCAGCCTGGACAAGAAGGTATTGCTGGACACCCGGAGCAAGCTGTTCCGAATGGTCGGAGACAACGGCGTCGGCGTGGCATTCACCCCGGAGGCAGGCTGGAAGCAAGGCAAGCTCTACGACCCCGCAACAGGACAGTTCCAGAAGGAGTTCGACATCGAACAGATCGATCAGACGGCCCGGGAAGCCGCACAAGCCGCTGCCACAGCACAACAGGATGCCAATGCCGCGGCTGCGGACGTCTCCTCTCTGAAGAACTTCACCGACGAAGCCTTCGCCGACGGGGTTATCTCGCGGGCCGAAGCATCATCCATCGAGAAATATACGAACAGCGTCGAAGAGACGCAGAGATCCGCCGACGCCTCCTATACGACCGTTTACAACAATTCGCTGCTTTCGGGCACGGCGAAATCGAACCTGCAAGCCGCCAAGAGTACCTTCGACACCGCTGTGGCCGATCTGCTATCTGCGATTCGAACCGCCTCAGACGACGGCATCGCCACACCGGAGGAGAAGGCCGGCGTAGATTCGCAGTACGCCCTGTTCAACGATGCTTACAGCGCCTTCTGTACCCGGCTGGAGGAGGCGAACGAGTATATCCAGACGGCGATCAACACCGCAGCGCAGGGAGCCTACCAACTCTCGCAGGAGTTACAGGGGGTCGTGAACAACATCAATGAGACGATCATTCCCGACTTGCAGGACCAGATCGACAAGTCGATCATCTCCTGGGGCGGCGAGGAGGTCCCGACGCTCGACAACTACCCCGCCAGCGAGTGGACCACGGACACCGAGCGCAAGCGACATATCAACGACGGCTACGACCGGAAGATCACCACCGATGGTGCAGTGTCCTACGAAAGCTACAAATTCGTCTTCGAGAACGGCGTCTATCAGTGGAACCGTATTGCGGACAGCGGCAGCGCTACGGCTATAGCCGAAGCCCGCAAAGCCCTCGGGCTGGCCGGGACCAAAGCCCGCGTGTTCTACGGCTCGGCCACCCCGTCCGTACCCTATGAGGTGAACGACGTGTGGTTCCGCACCTCGGGATCGGGAAGTTCGCTCACCACGACCCTCTACATCTCCAATGCCGACAAAGGAGACGGCGAAACCGCCTCTGCGGACGACTGGCAGCTGGTCGATGACAGCCAGGTGCGCCTGCGGCAGATGTCCTCCGACCAGGTGATCTCCCGCGAGGAGAAAGCCGTGCTGCGCAACACCCTCGCGCAGATGCAGAAAGAGTTCGCCGCCTACCAGTCCGACGCCGATACCTACGGCATCTCCATTACGGCCCTTTCGACGGCCTACAACTCGCTGGTGAATTTCCTCACCGGCACCGTAGCCGTGAACAACGACACGGACACGACGCTCACCCAGAGCCAGCGCACGGATTACAACACCCGTTTCGCAGCCTACACCTCCGAGGTCGCCCGCTTTTCAAACCTCATTGCGGACGCCATATCGCAAGGCAAGGTGGACGGCTTGCAGTTCGGGGCCCGCAACTATATCGCCAAAGTGTATATTTCCGACTGGAACAACAATTCGCAGGGAAAAACGGACATCGTACTCACGGGCAGCGATACCGACGGCAGCTACCAGAGCGTGAACTACCGGGCCGTGCAGGAGATCATCTCCTCCGGAGACTCTACCCGTGCCGACATCTTCCGAGGCAGGATAAAGTTTCAGGAGAATATGCAGTACAGTTTCAAAGTGCGGTGGAAACTGTTGTATGAAATGTCCTCGACCGTTCGGGGAATGTACTTCGCGTTCATCTATACGGACGGCACGATGGAGTTCGTACCCATTTACGGGAATCAGACGAGTCTTGTCGAAACTGTCTATTCCACAAAGGAGGGAAAGACGTTGGACCGCATCTCGGCTTCGTACAGTCAGTTCGATGCCGGAGGCAAAACGAATCGTGTCCTGATCTATGACATTCAGCTCACGGAAGGCAACAAGGCGCCCACGGGATACATCACGGCCGAGGAGGATGTACAGGCGCAAATCGAGCAGGTGAAGCTCGATGTGGACTACATCGCCTCGGATTCGAGTCTGACACCCTCCGATAAACAACAGGTGGCCAACGAATGGGTACGCATACAGAACGAATATTGGAGTATCATTGCAAATGCCGCAAAGTATGACGTACCCGCGGATACCTTTACGACATATTTCCAACGGCTCGAAGATTACCTTGCGCCCCTGCTGGCCGATATGAGTACGACATCCGAGATAACCGGCACAGAGTTCAGAGACGTATTTGCCGATTATTATCAATTGAGCGGCAACATGTCGGACTTGATCGACGACGCGATAGACGAATCCATCAAATCGACAGAGTACCTCAAGAAGGCTATGGAAGACGGAAGTACCGAGGTGAAAGGCGGTCTGATAATGACCAATGTGATGTTGCTGAAAAATGCTGAAGGCGACGTGACGGCCGGCGTGAGCGGCTTGCAGGAAGACGATGTGCCCTTCTGGTCGGGAGCCGACTACACAAACCGGAAAAAAGCCGTGTTCAGAGTACACGCCGACGGGGAAGTACACGCAACCAAAGGAACCGTCGGAATCCTGCAGGTCAAAAACGATTCCGTAGAGGTGAGCGATGCGGCCGCAAGCGGAAACAAGATCATACTCACTACTAACAACATAAACAGCGTAAGCCAGGTTTTGGGCTCTTCCGAAGTCCCGTCGAGCCAAACGACGGAAAGTATAGCGGTCATAACCTCTCAAACGAAGCCTTTCGCCTCGGATTCCAGAAACTCAAGTCAATTCAAATGCGGAGCGGAGGTGCAGATGTCGGCACAAGTCAAGGGGACGATCCGGGGCGGAGGAAGCGTGAAGATCGAAATTATTAACCGGACAGCCGGTACTACCGACACGATATTCCGGCAATCTTCCGCATATGACGACACGGGATCGATACAGATCAACAAGAACATTAGGTATCGTTTTACGACCCCGGCATACTACTACATAAAAGTAACAGTGGAAGCATCCTATCCCGGAGGACTCGGAAACGCGGCATCCGCAGCTGTCGAGGCTATTACTTTTTCTTTCGTGACCGATGTCCGCAAGAACCTGATCGCTCCCAACGGAGTAGCCGTCGTGAAAGGATCCAGCAACTATGCGATCTTCACCGGAGATATTTTCGAGGTCAGGATCGGAAATGGAGGGTTACGCATCAAAAACGGGAAAGTCTATAAGACCAACAGCGGAACAGGTGGCTGGACCGAGATATAATAATTATGGACAAAATATTTAATAAAACGAAAAAGGTGTTGGAAGGTATTGCTACAAAGCTGTCCGAAGCGCTTATGACCGTGCAAGGATGGCTTATAGGACTATTGATCGTCATCGTGAATTTCTTCGCCGGGTACCAGCTCGTACTTTATGGGGTGCTTATTGCCGTAGCCTTCGACGCTTTGTTTGGAATATGCGTTGCTCGAAAGCGCGGAGAATTTATCCTGTCAGAACTCCTGCGGGCTACGATATTCAAGCTGGCAGTTTACTTCAATCTGATCGTAGTATTCGTTTTCATCGATAAATTCGTTACGACAGGAGGTATCGAAACGAAGATTACGACCGTGATCCTGGGTTCTGCCATTTGCCTGGCAGAAGCATGGTCGAGCTGTGGCAACGCTTTAATCATCAATCCGAACTTTCCATTCTTACGTCTGTTTCGAAAAGCATTGACCGGAGAAATAGCCCGCAAACTCAATGTAAATCCTGAAGATGTAGAAAACATATTAAACAGCACAAAAAAATGACCAGAGGACTTCGTAACAACAATCCCGGGAATATCCGCAAGGATGGAACCCATTGGAAGGGAGAGGTGGAACCTTCCCGCGACGCTGCATTCAAGCAGTTCGAATCTATGGCGTGGGGATACCGCGCGATGTTCAAATGCCTGAACACTTACAGCCGAAAATACGGGCTCGACACCATTCGGAAGATGATTTCACGCTGGGCACCCCCGAGCGAGAACGACACGGATGCATATATCCGTACGGTATCCGAATTGTCCGGCGTCCCGGAAAACGGATGGATCACGGCAACCAACCGCGATGTGATGATCCCGATAGTCGCAGCTATGTCGCGCGTAGAAAATGGCGTTGATGCCTGCATGACGGACGTGATGGCCGGCTGGGATCTGTTCATCAACGGTTGATAGCTCGTACTCATTATGGTACTGCGGAAAATAATCCTGATTCTCCTTCTGACCGGCTTGTTCTTTGTCGGATGGTGGCTCGGCAGGCGATCCGTCGATGTCCGTATCATCGAGCATACTCGAATCGATACGGCCTACTTCGAAAGACCGCAACCGCATAAAATACTGTCCTCGGCTATTTCGGTAGAGGTGCCGAAATGGTTGTTCGCCCCAGCGGATACCACCTTTACCACCGTAACAATAAATCCCAACCGGGACAGTGTGCCGGTACAGCTGCCATTCGAACGCCGGGAATATCGCGACAGCAGCTACTTCGCCATAGTGAGCGGAATAGCCCTGGGCGACTGCCACCCTACCCTTGAACACATCGAAACATACGGACGTACTATCACGCAGCAGAAAATAATCCGAACGCCCTACCGATGGCAACTCGGGCCTGCCGCAGGCGTCTATTACGTTAATCGCACGGGTGGCGTATGGATCGGAGGGCAACTTCACAGAAACATCGGAAGGTTCAATATCACGGCATCCCTCGGCTGGGCCCCACGCGATAACGGCCCCTATGTTCAAGGAAGCATAAGTATGGATTTATGGCGGAAATAACTTTTTAACGAATTATAATTATGGAAACAATTAAAAAAATCGGACTGCTTTTCCTTGCCTTCTTCTCATTCGTTTGTATTGTGGGTGGGATAGGAACACTCTACTATTGCCAGGTCGAAAGCAGCAACTTGTTCGCAACCGGGTTGATTCCCGTCGGGGCAATCTACTTCTACCTGCTTTGGCCGACATTGAAAAAGTATCTGTTCTAACAGCTTTCGCCCGTCAGGGGTGGGCGTAAAAAAAGCCCCTGCCTTTATTAGCGTCTCTCTTACCTTCCGCTAATAATAAAGGTGCCAACACACCACGACAGGGGCTGTAAAGCCTTTGCAAGTGTGTTGGCACTTATTTTTATTTGGTAAGAGAGTGAACAAAGGTAAGAGAAATATCCTATATGTGCAAATCTGAACTTTACCGACAAATTCTCGGCACGGTATCGCAAGAAACGGAGATTTCGGAAGAGCGAATACTATCCAAAGCCAAAAACGCCGAGATCGTGGATGCCAGGTATTTACTGGTCTATTTCCTCTGGAGGCAGGGATTTCACGCCCCGGTCATATCCTCGCTGATGAACTTCTCACGACGGCCCATAGAGAAGTCGATTTTTGCATTGTGAGCTCAACGGCAGCGTCCGCCGAACGGACGCAACAATGTAAAAGTCTAAAACAATGAACGAAAAAACTTTAGTGTTCGACAACGGTGGCGCAATGGACGGCAACCTCGTGGCCGCGTTGATGAACGGAAACAACCGCAATAACGGCTACGGCAATGGCTACGGCTGGGAGTGGATGTGGATGATCCTGCTCTGGGCTCTCTGGGGCGGCAACGGATGGGGTGGCTTCGGCGGTCGCGGAAACGGACTCTCGAATCTTCCCGCCGAGCTGAACGGCGACGCAGGGCGTCAGCTGCTGATGAATGCCATTCAGGGAAACGGCACCGCCATCAACCAGCTCGCATCTTCGCTCAACTGTTCCGTACAGCAGATTCAGACCGCTCTGTGCAACATCCAGGCACAGTCGGGCCTCTCGGCGCAGCAGATCATCAATGCCGTGCAGTCCGGCAACGCACAGGTGCTTTCGCAGATGGCCTCCTGCTGCTGCGATGTCCGCACCGCCATCGAGCGCCAGGGCTACGAAAGCCAGCTCGCAACGCTCAATCAGACCAACACCCTGACGAGCAACGCCAACACGCAGTTCAATGCCCTCGGCTCGAAGATCGATGCCCAGACGCAGGTCATCAACGACCGTTTCTGTGCCCTCGAGATGCGTGAGATGCAGAACAAACTCGACGCCGAGCGTGCCAAGAGCGCGGCATTGGCCGGGCAGCTCTCCCAAGAACATCAGACGGCGACGATCATGCAGTCGCAGGCCCAGGCCGTAGCGCCCATCAACGCTGCGATCGGCGATCTGAGCAACCGGCTGGCAAAGATCGAGTGCGGCCTGCCGCCTACGACCGTGGTTCCCAATCCGCAGGTGTACGCGATGCCCGCCTGCGTAGCCGCCCAATACGGGCTGGGCTTCGGTGCCGCGTTCGGACTCGGCGGCAACGGCGGATTCTGGGGTTAATACGGAAAGGAGGTATGCTATGGCAGTATTCCCATTTCAGTATGTCAATCGCAGAGGTATCCCGGTCATCAAAACTACGGGTGTGACGGTCAATGCCGCCGATGTCGTGTTCTCATTCCAAAACCACGCCTTTGCCAATTCCTGGTACAGGGGGATAGTCCTGGTCGAGCTGTCGCAGGCAATACCCGCAGGCACGACAGGCACGCTTCCCGTGTTGTTCGAAACCAACGGCGTGACCAAGAATGTGACCACGTACAACGGAGCCAATGTCACCGTGTCCGATATTCCGGGGACGGGTGTATTCCAGCTCTTCTACGACAAACAGACCGACACCCTGCAACTGATGACAGGGGCCGTTTAACCAATAATAAACCGAAGGCTTCAGGAGGGGAAACCGCCCCTCCGGAGCTTTCAAAAAACAATTAACCGAAGATGTTTGCGAATTTAACCAAAGGCGCTCCGGTATATGTACTCGATATGCGCGGAACTCCCAAATACTACATGGCGACGCTTGAAGAGGCGCCACAGCCCTATTTCCCCGCTCCCGGGAACTTTCCCCCGGCGCAGCCTTCCGTCAGCTTCCCGGTAGGGGACCAGAAATGGGTCGTCCCGGTAAATGCCGATATGGTGACAAAGGACGGACTCACGGTCACGACATCCCGCGAACGGCTCATAGACGCCATCAATGCGGCAAAGCAGCAGAGCCAGTCCGTTGTGGATTCCTACGAAAAACACAAGGCCAATCTGGAAGTTTTCGATCAGATCATGCGCGAAGTGAATCCCGCGTACGCGGGTCAGGCGCAACGCGACAAGGAGCTCCAGGAGCTGCGGGCAGAGGTGGGACAACTTCGTCAGATGCAAACGGAGTTCGCCTCCATGAAGTCATCGCTGGACGCCTTTCTTAAATCGCAAATGTCTGCTAAAACAAGCAAATCATGAGAATGTGGGAAATCGAAGGCCGGTACCGCGGTGACGGGTACGGCGAGCGTGAAGAAATCGAACGCAAGATGCGCGAAGCCTACGAGTGTGGCTACGAGGATGCCAAACGCGAAATGCGCGACGGCTACGGGGAGCGTCACACGGGAGGCTACATGCCCGACGGCTACGGTGAGCGTGGCGGAGAATACGGCAGCGACGGATATGGCGAACGAAGAGGTGTCCGGGGAACCGGACCCTACTCCAGATTCCGCCGGTAAAACGAATCCGGAGAGGGGAGAAATCCCCTCTCTTTAACAGCGAAACCTATGGACAGAGAAAGATTGGACGCAAGGGACTCCATGCCGGCAGATATTCGCGCATACCTCGAAAAAAACGGATGGTCCTTTTCGAAGAAAATGTGTGAATTTGCCGTCAGCCGCATGAAGGACCGCGACGGGAAGAAAATAGAACCCATCACCAAAGAGCAGATCGACAAATTGCTCAAGACGAACGGTATCGAGCTCAAGCACGACAACGGCTACGACTGTGTATATGTCGCGAATATGGCCCGGGCCGATTACTGGGGATCATCCATTGCCGATGAACAACACCTGGCCCTGTTCGTCAAGGATTTCATCGACGATGAAGACGCCTATCCCGGGCTGCCCTTCACACGATATTTCGCCGATCTGATAGGGTCGGGAACAAATGTTCCGTGGGAAGATGTCCTGTAACAGAATCAAATCCAGAACGCGGCTCGAAAGACCGTATGTGAGGATTCAAAAAGTGTATTCAACGACATGAAGCTGCGGGATCTGAGGATAGAGAACTATGATTGGCATGTGCGGTTTTACTTCGCCGTACATGGCTATCACACGCGCTCTATCCTTTTTTCTTTGGAACAGATAGAGTGTCCCAGGCCAATTATGGAGCGAGTACGGGAAAATTTGGAAAAGGCCGATATGGATTCGGGATTCACCTATTCCAACAAGACCCGGCGAAGGTCTGTCGTAGTCGTAGGATTGGCGTCATCCCAGGCACAATTCCTGAACTCTTTCGAGCATGAACTGCGGCACCTGTGCGACGACATCGCCGTAGCATCCGCAATGCCGATGCAAGGCGAAGAAGTAGCCTATCTGACAGGACAGATAAATACAATGCTTTGGAAAGATATTCACCAATTTATTTGTTGCAAAGGTAAATGCGACGGTTATGGACGAACAAACTAAATATCTGATGTCATTGTTGGAGATCAGCGAATGCTGCTACCCTATTTATGTAGCCGTAATCTGCGAATTGATAGAATCGATATAATAGCTGGATAAGATCGGCTTTTATATCTTCGTCAATGTCCCGACAACGTGCGAAAGTCGCACTTCCTTCGTGTGCCCCGAAAGATACGTTATAAAGTAGCTTCACGTCCGGCTCCCGCCCAATAGAGTTCAATGCTTGAAACGACATTAACAGAATGAATCAAAAGAACACTTTTATCGTCTAATTGCAATTATGCAATAGGATGAACGGATGTAATTCTACATCATATATTCCGAATTGCACGGTTATTATCCTCTCCCTTTCCGCAAATTCATCAAAATAAAGGCAGCTCCTGCTGCCATCCGTCAATGTGTTCTCTAATATTCCTTTTGAATTTCCGCCATAAAAACGGCAAGGATTTGTGTGCCTTGAATCGACAGACGAAATCATGGCGATAACTCACGCCCATCCTTGCTTCCCGGCAGATAATCATTTCGAGCAATCGATTCCGTGAATAACTGATGTATATTTCGGAATCGTCACGTGCCCCGCCTCTGTGTTCGTTTTTCCTATATCGTCCCATTTGCAAATTCCGAATAAATCATTATATTTGTATCGGTGTGAGGGGTGATTCTTCGGAATTGCCTCTTTTTTATTCATCTTCGAAGGCGTCCGGTACTTCTCCGGAATGTTCCCGACAAAAACCGATTGGCCGGATCTCTGGGCCGCTGCAATCTTCGAAAACAATAATTGCCATGTTTCCGTCCGATCTGCATCCAATCAATTCACAACTATTCGGAATGTCGATTCTCACCTCAAATCTCCGATTCATAGCTACCTGCTTTTTGAGTATATCGCCGACCGCAACTCTCCAAAACGCGGATTAAGTGCCTCCGGTGTTCTGGTGTATCCTTATCCGGAGCAACATAAAACGTTACCCCCGCAATTCGAATTATTCTCGTACATTTATTTTCTATTGCCAGAAGTTTAGCACGATCTACTGTACCGTTTTTAGATGTATCTACTGCCATATGAATAAAAAAGGGAGCGATTTTGCCTCTCCCGGTTAAAACTTCTCTTTCCTTATTTGTTCTTCCAGCTCTCTTTCCGCCTTGCGTATGTCCCTCTGCAACTCCTCCAGCCGGGTGATCTGTTCTTCACTCATGCGTGGACACCCCGAGAGCCAGCTGCTGTAATTGGGCGTACTAATTTTGCCGCAGGCGATACTCCCCACCCGCAGACAGTAATCGTAATACTTTACAAACTCATCTTCCGGAGCGTCCCGGTCTATGTCGGTGATGATGTCATCCATCCCAACTATATAGTCCGCGCATTCGGTGATCCCGCCGACATCGCCGCCGACCCAGCTCCGCGTAGCATCCTCATAATCATAGCCGTGTTTCTCGCAAAAAGCCTGCAAATAGGCGTTGCAGGCTTTTTCGTAGTCTGATTTGAGTTTCGTGTTCATAGATATTCTTGGTTAGTTACTTGGTTAGTCAAAATGCACAGAGCATCTTACTCATTTTCGTGAATCGGCCGCCAGCCGATAATCTTATGACCAATACCAGCCCATCCGGGATACATATATATCCACCATTCAGAACGGTCATATTTAACAGTGACAAATGGAAGTTTCTTATCAGAGGTTTTACACAACACGAGTTGTCCATTTTGCGGCAGCTCCTCTTTCGGATCACGCCAGCGGGTCAATTCCTCATATTCGAAATTAGCGCCAACAACACAGGCGGATGTAACGATATTTTCAAAAGTTACATGGTCTTCATTGAATTGATCAAGTTCGACCCAGGCATTGGCCACATATTCTTGTATTCTTTCCTCAATTGTTTTCATTTCTCATTGTTTTTGAAATATTCGACGATCTCCTCGACTGTAGCCTTGCGGTAATAACCTGATGGTACATCTACAAAAGAATCGAATCGCGTATGTTCGTTAAAAATAAGCCGTCTAACCCCATTTTTACTCTCATTAGTCGGATATTCCGTATATGAGTACCATTGCTCCTGATCGTTCTCGTTGTTCATCGCCGCCAGCGCCCTGAACAGCTCGATGTTGGTGCCGCAGTCTATGCAATTCAAGGCGGTGAATGTTTGTGCGTCATGAGCCACGCCGACACAATAAGTGTCACATATTACCTTATCGCCTAATCTCTCTTCTTTTGGGGGATAAATATATTCATAGCCAATATGCATACACCACTCGATCACATCTTTTCGCTTCTCCGCATCCTCGACGCGGACAAAGCAATGGGTTGTGAATTTCATTCCTCGTTCAGTCTTTGTTTGAATGCGTTTAATGCACTGCAATCGGGGCAATTTCCCCCATTACTTGTTTGTATTGAGTAAATTGGGCAATCCTTGCAAAATGCTTCGATCGCTTTATCCCGCATCCTTTCCTCGGCCTCCTGCTCGGCGAGTTCGGCTGTATGGCTCATTGCTGCTCGTAGCTGCCATTTGGCGTGGTCGCTCATCTCTATTACAAGATGATTCAAGCATCCGTCGATAAATTCCTTTGCTTTTTTGCTTTTCATGGCTATTCGTCGATTATAAACCAACCGTCATGCAGGAGTTGTGCGCGGCTAATTCGGGATTTGAGGATAGTTCGATGTACCCGCCGGCATCGGGAGCAAACAATATCATGCACCACGTCGTATCGGTTGGGTTTGTTTTGGCGGCAGAACCAATTTCGGGGCGATTTGACGCAATATACCTCCTCGAAATCCTTATGCCCGAACCAGCGGCAGATAAGGGGCAAAAGCCATTGTTTCATAGTCCTATTCATTGCTCGCCTCCTTTCAGAAATTCGGGATTGTCGTGGATGTTGCTAATGACTTCTTTTCCAAACTTATAAATCCAATCCTGATCCAATCTTAAATAACATAATTCCTTTCTATCGACCAAGGCTCCCATAAAAGCTGCGTTGCCGGTATGGTAAAAGATTCTATGAGGGCGAGTTTTATCCTCGGACAATGGAGAGCGTATCACATCCCCCTCGTAAATCTCCTTACCGTTCTTGTCTTTCAGCCCCGTAAACTCGCCGACGGTAGTGGGATCGACCTCGTGTCTGTTTGCATCATCGAATATAAAATAGCGCCCATTCAAAATGACAAGGCTGCCATACAACCACTCTCCGTTGTCGAGGCGCTTGCCCCGGAATTTAATTTCTCTCATATTTCAAAATGTTTCAAAATGTTTCAAAATGTTTGAAAGTTTTGCAATGTTCTACTTCGTAACAAAAACTCGTATCATAGTTAGAATAGTTCTTGTTGTTTATTATGAAAGCCTATCCCCATACAAGCCATCCCGATTTCATTACTTGAGAATGTAGTTATAGGGTTCACGGAGCAGGGAAGCGACTGAAATCTACACCAGTCACCGTCGCAATGTTTACAATTTAAGCAAACAGAATCGGGAGTACTCCAATATTCAACGATCTCAAACCCTCCGTTATCACGGCATAACTGTTTCCATTTTTCCCATCGTGAACGGCGCATTTTATCGGGCATCTTGCTTTTGTTTTCACCAAATAATTCAATCCATCTAATTCCAAGTGTTACAGCTATCATATCCCTCATACTTATTACCGACAATACGTATGGATTCACTTATTTTCCACATGGGAAACATGTCCCCCTCTCCTTCGATTGGATATAAACAGAACCCGCCAAATTCAGGATCGTATTTTACATCGCATAATAATAATCCCCTAACTTCTCCATTGGTGTATTTCTCTGCATCGAATACTACAACATCCCTTTCAAAAACCATCTGTCCGTTTTCATCTTTAACCCCGGTTGCAAGCATCGGAATATAACCCGTTGGATTAGGCGTTGTATCAAGGTCGGAGAATCCGGATAAGGCCGGAACTCCGATATAATTCCGAAACGCTGTGACGCAGGCAACTTTTGTAGTAAGCATATATCCATCTTCCACTTTCCAGAATCTAATCCCTTGAAGTGCAACTGTGTTTTTCATATCTTCTCGTATTCGTTTATCGTTTCAAAAATCCGCAATGCCACCTGCGGGACTATGGCGTTTCCGCAGGCTTTGACGGCTTCCCGGCGCCACCGAGGAAAGGCGATACCAGCCAATTCCCCGGGAAACCCATCATCTCCGCCACATACAGGGGGTTGAGTCGGGAACCCGTTCCAGTCCGGTATTCGTCGCTTTGCATCGCTGTTTTGGGTAGTCCGTTGCGTATGCCCTGACTGGCAGGAAGCGTTACATTCTTCGCATCGTTGGCGGTCGAAGTAGGCAACAATCCCATTTTCGACGCCATTGCCAGCGTCGGACGTTCCGACGCATTCGGGGAGAGGCTTTTGTTCATTCGGCCGCTTCCTGCGTCTATCGCCGTCGGGGTGGGCAACAGGCTCAACGGCATAAAAACCATCTTCCCGTTCACGCATCGCTTCAGACCCTGCGTCTGTACGGTGGGCAACAAACCAGCATCTGTCCCGACGGTGGGGAGCGCCGACACCGCAAGCCGGAATAATGTACGGCTGCACCTCGTATCCTGCCGCCTCCAGGTCAGCGCACACCTGTTCGAAGACCAACCCTTCCGACCAATTAACGATTCCGTAAACGTTCTCGCCCACGACCCAGCGGGGTCGAACAGTCCGAATAACGTCGAGCATCGCGGGCCACAGGTAGCGATCGTCTTCTGTGCCTCGCCGCTTTCCTGCGAGCGAGAACGGCTGGCACGGGAATCCGCCGGTAAGCACGTCGATACGGTCTTTCCAGACAGTGAAGTCGGTCGCTCTGATGTCTTCATATTGTTCTGCATTCGGGAAGTGATATTTCAATACTTTGCGACAAAAAGGATCGATCTCGCAGTTGAAGGCATTCGTCCAGCCCGCCCACTCGGCCGCCAGATCGAACCCTCCGATCCCGCTGAATAGTGATGCGTGGGTCATAAGCGATCATCGGTTATCGCCGTTTCCGTCGATCACGCCGCGCTCGCGGCGGCTGGCGAGTTTGTCGAGGTTCTGCTGCATGACCTCTTCGAGCGTCAAGCCGTAGCGATCGTTGAACATTACTTTTTTCATTTTCTCTTTCCTTTTAGCTCCGCAATGCGGCGGAGGATATATATCTTCATTGCTTCTGATTTAAGTTCATCCGAAGTCATCGCAAAATGCCATAGATGCGCATATTCATCCGAATTATACCCGTAGCGTATGCCAACAACCGTCCCATCCATATCCTTACGAACTGAATAGACACGTATCTGACAACGCCCCTCCCGCCTCAGTCGGCGCAGTAGTTTGGTTTTCATATCTTCTCGTATTCATTTATCGTTTCAAAAAATCGTCAGTTGTACCGACTTTAGCTGGCGTGTCCCCGCCGCCCTTGCCTGCCTTTCCAGATCGAGCACGCGGGCGTAATTGTAAGTGGCGATCCATTTCATGTTGAGTGGCAGGAGTTGCAAATCCTCCTCCGCCGTTTCGGATTCGGAACGGAGCGTACCTTCGTCCATCTCCGGCACGATTTTCAGGAGGTTCGGCGTGGAGAAGTGCCACCACCACGGCAGAAGGTGCTTCATCACATCGTAGCGCGGGCTTCCCATAAGTCCCCGGCTCTTGCCCGTGTAGTACAGCCATTTTTTCTCGAACGGCCGGTATTCCACGGGAACGGCGCGGAAATCGAAAGGGTCGCCTGGCCCGAACTCGCGCAGGTTTTTCCACTTGTCGCCGCACCACAGGGTGAGGAGGTCGGCCCCGCATTCCGCAAAGTTGTCCCGGTTCTCCCAGGCGTAAAATTCCGGGGGCAAATCCGCAACCAAATCGTGCCCTCCGATCCCGCTGAAAAGAGAGGCGTGGGTCATAAGCGATCATCGGTTATCCCCGTTTGAGTCGATCACGCCGCGCTCGCGGCGGCTGGCGAGTTTGTCGAGGTTCTGCTGCATGACCTCTTCGAGCGTGAAGCCGAAGCAATCGGCAATGCCCGCGATAAACCACGCACAATCCCCGACCTCTTTCATCAGTTCGGATTTGTAACCCTCCACCTCTTGCAGATCACCCGTATTGAAGACCAAATGATCCATATCCAGCCGGCACACTCCCTTTCGGCGCCATTTGGCGATCTTGTCGGCGATTTCGCCAATCTCGGCCATCAGACCGAAAAGCATATAGGTCGCATTCTCGCAACTCGGCAGCCGCGTACTCATCGCGCGTGTCTGATATTCGTTCGCTCTCATCCTTTATAATTCTTAAAATCAATACTATTGAAAATAGATTTGTGATTACACCAACGGGCTAATCGCTTTTGCTCCTTTGTCGGTTCGATATTGTTTTCGAAATCTCGATATGGTTGGGCAAAGGGACTTACTCCCAATCGCTTCAGAGCCTCAATGCGGACCAAACTTTCGTGTACATCCCCAATTAAAGCATAGACAAAAATTCTATATGGTTTTATGCCGCGCTTGGACAACTCCTGCACAACCTTTGTCACAGAATCTAACTGACTGATTCTGTCGCATGCAAACCGGACGTATCTTATCCACTTAACCCGCGATAGCAAGTCAAGTATATATTTATCGGCACACGCCCGGCGAGCATCCAACCCTTGATTAAAATCAACAGATATGCCCGTGCGAATTATTTCTTCGATTTGTTCCAGCCCGAAATCCGACGCCAGTACATTGTTATCCAATAATATAGCCCGACGCTTATCGCCGAGGAACTCCCGGAGCGGGGATGCCGGCCGGATGGAGCCTTCCTTGTGCGGAACGATGCACCACGGGCAACCGTTCGGGCAACCGCGTGTTAGGAATCCGAAAGCCTCATTCACACTGTAAAGCGAATAATCAGGACAGATATGTTCAATCTCGTCTGGTAATGTTATTGTATAGTCCTTATAACCTGTTCCCGCCCGTACGATCTCGCACGGGTAGTAGTCTGCACAATCAGCCGTGAAAGTGAAAACTTTAGACATATACACTCGATCGTACCTACCGAACATCGGATTGGCGAACTCAACCGAATCCCCGTGCGACTTATGCCAAGCCGAAAGTTTCATCAATGCCAAGTTCGGAAAATGATGACCATCTACATCTACTAATCCTATATTCACTCTTTGTAGTATTTTCAGTTTTTCCTGTTAAACTTCCTCTCGACCAGATCGCACAAATCCAGGTACATCGCATCGGCATTCTTCTCTTTCACTCTCTCCCGGAACCCCGCTATATCCGACAGCCAGCAGCCGCAACGGACATAAATGCCGTCTTGCAGGTTGAAAAAGTAAACCTTGCTGCCAATCCGGGAGCCGAATCCGACAAAAGCCAGGAAAGGATAATCGCCGATATATTCGCCTTTCCCTTCAAAGGAGCACCGCTCGCCGAAGGAGCACCACTCGCCGAAAGAGCACCTCTCGCCGAAGTAGCACCGCTCACCAAAGGAGCACCGCTCACCAAAGGAGCACCTCTCGCCGAAGTAGCACCGCTCACCAAAGGAGCACCGCTCACCGAAAGAGCACCACTCGCCGAAAGAGCAACACGCGCCGAAGTAGCACCGCTCGCCGAAGGAGCAACACTCGCCGAAAGAGCACGCCCTGCCGAAGGAGCAACTTCCACCGAAAGAGCACCACTCACCAAAAGAGCACGCCCTGCCGAAAGAGCAACACGCGCCGAAGGAGCACCACTCACCAAAAGAGCACGCCCTGCCGAAAGAGCACGCCCTGCCGAAGGAGCACCGCTCACCGAAAGAGCACCACTCACCAAAAGAGCACGCCCTGCCGAAAGAGCACGCCCTGCCGAAGGAGCACCGCTCGCCGAAGGAGCACCACTCGCCGAATATTTGTATATCACTGTAATCCCCCGAGGGGCATTGTTTGATTCCGTCGATCACCTCGAAGGCGTCGAAATCCGCTTGTGTGTATTTTTTCATTTTCGTTAATCTATTAAATTCAATTCGATGATTCCGTCTATTTTACAATCCTCGATCCCGATACACTCCAACAGAGCCGGGATGCGTACAAGAGGTTTGGCCGGGTTGAAGTCGTAGCGGCCCGAAATCCGACCGTTGAGAGAGCTGATGATCCTACACAGCGACAGCACGATGTTGTAAGACCTTTGAGGAGCCTCCAACAGGATACAGCCGCTGATGGTCCGATACGCCTCGTCCGTCTTGTCGTTGTACTGCCGGGCGGCCCGGTCGTCGATCTTGCGAAGCATCGACCATGCGATGCCGTGAGCCTGCGTGACCAAAGTCTGGGCCTGCGTATAACGGCGTTTGGTTTCATGGTGGAACAAGCCGGATGCCGTGAGTTCGGACTCAAGGTCGAGCATCGCGTAGTTCAAGCAGCCGACCAGCGTAAGCATCCGCACCGCGAGCGGCACGTACCGCTCGTCTTCCGGCCGAGGACCCCGCGCGAGCAAGCGAGTGTTCATCCAGGCCGTATGTTTAATCAACATTGCCTGGCGGTAAGAAAGGTTGGTCATATAATCAATGCGTTTTACCCATAGTGAACCACTCGGCAGAATGAAGCCAGTGATAAAATTGTCGTTTTGTCATTTATCCAAATAATTTTGAACTGCCGTTATAGCTTCATTCAGTGTGCGAACAAGTACATACTTGTTTCCAACCTGTTCAAAAGATTTCTGCCATTGTTTTTGTGCTGGGGTCTGACGACTTCCTTTTACTTGGGTCTTAAATTCCAGTCCCAGTACACCAAACCCATCTCGGGGAACAAGTAACAGTAAATCCGCCGCTCCAGCCGTCATCCCTTCAGCTTTCATGATGGCCGCCTCGGTTTTACTTCGCAATCCACCATTGGGCACGCTCGTCAAATTCAAAGCATACTCGGGGTATTGAAGCCGGAACCAACGTACAAAAGCGCGTTGGATGTTCGATTCAAGGTGTTTCATTTGCGTAAACTGTTTCCATTAAAAGCGACCCGATGGCATAGATACTTGATCCGGTCGTATATCCGATCTCCATATCGGTCCTTGATCGCTTCGCCTGTAAGGTTCGAAGATATGAACAGAAGCGTATCGGGCTTGTCCTGTGCCTTGTTGATGAGTTCTACGACCAGATTACGTCGTGTCCCGAACTCTACTCGGTCCACCTCCACGCCCATATCGTCCAGTGTGATAAACTTGCGTTTAATTACGTCGTCGATATTGACACTCTGTGACCCGCAGTCCACGACCGTTACGATCCGGTTGGCGAACTTGCGTAGCAACATCGGAATTGCGTAGCGGACCAACAGCGATTTCCCGCGTCCGCAGTTTCCGAACAGTAGTAACCCTTTTCCGTTGTTTGCCGACAGCCATTCCGCTACCTTGTCGTATTCCGGCAACCAGACAAACCGTTCGCCCATAGCTCCCAGAACTGCGGACATCGCAGTCACCAACTCTTCTTTCGCATTCGGAATACTGAAGGTGAAACGGGCGCAAGGCGTAGGATTACCTTCGATTTTCAACTGTTTCAGGATTTCATCGTAGTTCATTGTCAGAAGTCTTCATACGTTTGGCCCGGTTGGGCGTGATAGTCCGTTGCCGGATGGCGATTTGCCGAATTGTCCTGGTCATGTGGAGGGAACAGCCCCGAATAGTTGTTGGCGATCGAGAAGTCCACGATACGGCGAGCTTTGGCCGCATCGTTGCCCGAAAGCGTCAGCAGGCGTACATAGCAACGCTGTAATCCGAGCGGTCGATAGGTCTGTCCGCGTTCAGACTTGTAAGCAAGCCAATCCGCCATGATAGGCTGGAACGCAGGTTCGACAGCCGAGAGATCTATATTACGCCTGGATTTTTTCGGGAAAAAGTCGTTTAACCACGTTTGGAAATAAACATTTTTCGCAAATTGAGCGCTGCGTTGCAATTTAACATAATCTATAACCAGTCCCTCCGTCTTTTTGCAAAAGTCCTTGTAGTCATCGGTAAGCGACTTGCGCTTTCCCTTGAACTTATCCCACAACGTCACAAATTCAGTCGGAATATAATCTTCTTCCCCCTCGGGGGGATATAAGGGGGGATTATTTATATCTTCGACGTAAGGAGAAGATATAATACTTTTCTTTACTTCGCGGCAAAATTCCGGAGTATTCGGCGATTCTTCCGGAAGTTTGGCTGTTTCTTCCGGAAGAATGCGGCAAAATTCCGGTATTTCAAGATTCTTGCGTTTCGCTCGTATGCAAGTGTCAATATATCGCCTTTGGATGGCTGCCGACGTTATGATCCCACGAGAGAGCAGTTCTTTATTGAAAAGACCCACAACACCGCAGTACCGAACAATCTCCAAAACAACCGACTCCTTTAACCTGAGGTATTCAGCCACGTTGAAGGCAGTACTTTCGTCCCACGCAGCAAAACAGCCTTTTACCCGGTATATATTACATAGCAAGTAGTCGTAAACCGCAATACCGTCACAACCGAAAGCCTTAACAAGCCGCCTTATCCGAATATCCAAATATCTATCCGTATCGACGCTGTAATAGCTTAATCCGACCCTAATATTGGCCATATCATTGTATTATTTCGGTGGTTTATCAAACACTTCAATCATCTTCTTTATTTACAATTTTAAGCGTTCTTTCTCGTAACTTATCATAGTCCGAAGGTTGTCGCACTGATGCTTGCAAGATGCATTGATGCGGTCCAACCACTTTTCTAAAGCATTCAGCTCCGAAGCAGAACTGTTCACCAATTTTGTCGCCAACGATGGAGACAAACTGATAATCGTTTCTTTTTCATCGTGAAACAACCTGGCCACCGCAGCGTCACGCATTCCGACAACCTCACTCAACAATTCACCGCTGCGAGCGTAGTAAACACCCAGCTGGTCCAAACGCTCTATCATGGCTTCGATATTGGGATTATTCATACATTCAAGAGCCATCTGAATATTCCGAGCTTCCTTCCGTATTTGTTCGATTCTTTGCATGGCGTTTAATTATTTTTTTATACAGGATTCTACCCATACGGATAGCATTTAGTCCTCGGATAGTCGAGGCATCGCAAAACTCCAGGTCACGCAGAATACGTACTATTTGCCGAATCTCCCAAGACTTGATTTCATAACCGATCATGGGATTCCGAATATTAGAATGGAAGATCATCTACCCTATCTGCCAAAGGCATATCCGCGATATTCTCCACTGTAACCGGTGCCGAAGTGAAGTTTATGGCCTTACCCCGGCCGATATAAACACGAGGTGCTTTCGCCTCTCTCTCCTCTTTAGTCTGACGCATAAATACCGAATGGGTATTTTCGTAGGAATCCGGTTCCCGGAGCTGCGAAACGCATACGGCGATATACTTCTTGCCATTATTGGCAACTTTGATCTGGTCGCGGGGAATATCCGAAACGCAAATCGATACATTGATAAGTTGTGACATAGCTACGGTTGTTTTTTGAATGTTGTTTTGATACTCGTTTTACTACTTCGAACGGGCGGGTAAAGCATCTCACCCGTTTCGGGATCGGCAAGCCCGGAAACAGGCAGTTGTCGAAGCATTGTTTCTCGCTCTTTAATGTCAGCTTTCAAGGATTCAAGAGTTGCGTACATATCATATAACTTACTGTCACCGCAATCCGCATAATCGTATTTGACACCGACCTCGGCTTCTTCCAACCGGCAATCCCCGAATTGGTGCGATTTCCCGTATTGGGATAATTCGCGGAGTGTGATGTCCCGGATCTCTTCATTATCCTTGAACGCCTTGATTGCCGCTTCCATCCTGCTGATATTGATATGGGCCGTTATCGGGTCAATATCCCCGTTTACGACAGCCCTGACCGCCCGAGAGGTCAATTCACTGACCGAGGCCGTTTCACAGAGCAATAATGAATTATTTTCCATGCCGAGCCATCTTATAAGAATTGAACAAAGCCGCATAACGTTTAAGCACGTCAGTATCGGCGTCATAAGATTTCAGAAGACGTGCGGCAATATCGAAATCTGCCGCATAGCCTGAAGCGGTCCATAAGTCATAACCCCAATTAAGCAGACAATCGCACTTGATCGGATCGTCAAGCATATCTGTCGTAATCCGATGTTTTGCCCGGGGTGTATCGGGCCGGGCCGAAGCGAGAGGGTCCGGAGCAGCTGCCGCGCATTTTGCTGACATATTGCGCGATTTACCCTTGAATACATCGGCACCAATCCCGAGCCAGGACCCGATCTTTGTCAAAGCATCGGTTGTAGCCCCCTTGTGGGCATCACCCAAATCTGAGTTATCGTTACCTCCATAACATTCATAATAGATACCATATTCAGGTATCTCGAACGTTACCTTGACAACCACCATCTTATTGTTACGGGCAACCTGTTCGGAGCGGACACGCCAGCTACCTACTCCGAACACGTCATTCAGACGCTCGGTAACGTAGATCGCTTTGATCGTGGACAAGTAGTTCTTTGTCGGATGCGGCGATATTGCCTCTGAAGGCAGCGGCCGATCCAGTAATCTTTTCTGTTCTTCGGATATTTTACGCAGTTCCATATTTTCAATCTCTATCGGTTATCACTCGTGATGCGAACTTTTTAGAATCGCTATACCGCATCATATATTTGGTTTCCTTGCGTATCTCGGCAGTCGAGAGTTGCCTATTCCAAGAACCCGAGGCAACAATGTTTTGCGGGCGGTCGATTTCGTAAATCTCGATTCTCGTTTTCATGTCAGCTATTTTAACAGTTCATTCAGTTTCTCCGACACCCGGGGAACCTCCTCGTCCGTGGCCGTACACCAGGCGCTCGCTATGCTCGTTTCTTCCCGTATCGGGACGTCGATCCATTCCGTCATTCCCATCGAATGCACCGCATCCTGTCGCTCGGCTTCCACCGTATAGCGTCCTTGCACCGCAACGCCGTGATATTCTATCTGAAAGTCGAAAGATTCCATAGGACCCGAAAATGTCCTTCGGGTGATGTAATCGGCGATGCGTTTGGCGAAAGTCCGAATCTCCTGATCGGTCAGATGAATTGTCGTTTGCGGCCGGTTGAAACGGGTGCTCTCGAAGAAGTAATACTCTTCCGAGGGTTCTTTCCGAGTGGACGGCGGCATTTGAGCCGTGTCGGTGACGTAGTAGGAAGTATTCATCGCTGTTCGAAAATTTCATTCAACAGATAGCGGGTGATCCGCATACGCCGGGGACCGGACAGCGCCCAGCCGAACACCAGGCAAACAGGAACGGAAACTACTACGAGTGTAATTAAGTGTGCCATACTCTTACCGAATTTCGACCCGATAGACACGGGGTCGGTTTTGGAGTTTATATGCCCGGCGGCGGGACTTGTCGATCATCCGGCGCACCTTGCTCTTGAGGCGGTACCACGCACGCCAGAGGCGGCCCGCAAGCGTGCCCCACAGACTTTTGACTGTGCTTTCGGAAAAGAAGGTTTGCATGTTGGTAAAGATTTACTTGTGGATGATATTTGCTGTTATTCTGCTGCTTCGACAAACTCGCCGCCTTTCAGTTGATAGAAAACATCCTCCTTGAGCGATTTCCCATCGATCTGTGCAGACCTTACGCACACTGGTTTCAGATCCTCGCCATATTCAGCGAGGGTAATCCAGCTACCTTTCTTTGCCTTTATTTTTGAATCTATACCTATGGCTGCTACAACAGCATTGTTACCTTCGCTTTCGATCTTTGCGAGGTCGCCCGAGGAGCCGATCTTTGCGCCGTAGCCCGAGGAGCCGATCTTTGCGCCGTAGCCCGAGGAGCCGATCTGTGCGCCGTAGCCCGAGGAGCCGATCTTTGCGCCGTCGCCCGAGGAGCCGATCTGTGCGAGGTCGCCCGAGGAGCCGATCTGTGCGCCGTAGCCCGAGGAGCCGATCTTTGCGCCGTAGCCCGAG